GGAAGATTTCACTCTAGAACCAACCAACCACTACATCTTAGGAAAGGGGTCTCATTTAGTTGACGCACTCCACCTCCGTCCTGCAAAGACGGGGTCAACCACTTCCGAAGATGTAATCCCTCTTCACTTTGAGGACGCCAACTTGCGTGAAATCGCTAAGTATGGCGGGTACTCAACCTACAGCTCTAACTCGAATACCGATCCTTATATTCGAGAGAGTCTAAAAACGTTTGACCGAAACATTTACGAGGATATCCGTGGTTTTACTCGCAGACCAACTGGGAACGTAGGCATGTACACTGCCTTAAACAAGTTCTCAGGCGAGAAGAACACATTCCGTGATCTTTCGCCATCACAACAAGCTTCAATGCGGCGTTCAATCGCCAAAGCAAAGAAGGCATTCAAGTTGCCATACAAGCGTGAACCGCTAGATTGGCACGAGGTGGGTCAGTTCCTCAGGCGTGATACGTCTGCAGGGTCAACCTTCATGGGAGCCAAGAAAGGCGACTGCATGGAGGAGATCTATCATGAAGCAAGATGGCTAGGACATCGAATGAAACAGGATGGTAAATCTAGTTTCAACCCATCGAGGATGCGGTTTCCCCCGTGTCTTGCAGGCCAGCGTGGTGGTATGTCAGAGATTGATGAACCAAAAACGCGCCTGGTTTGGGTCTATCCCGCTGAGATGTTGGTAGTCGAAGGATTCTACGCTCCTTTGATGTATCGTGACTTTATGAACGATCCACAATCACCAATGCTCAACGGAAAGAGTGCGCAGCGATTGTACACCGAATGGTGCTGCAAACTCAGGGAAGGGGAGACACTATATGGCATCGACTTTTCGTCTTTTGACACAAAAGTACCTGCGTGGCTAATTCGTGTTGCATTCGACATTCTGAGGCAGAACATTGAATGGACCACCTTTCAAGGGAAACCCGTTGATAAGGTGGAATCACAGAAGTGGCGAAACGTGTGGGATGCAATGGTGTGGTATTTCATAAACACTCCCATCCTTATGCCGGACGGACGTATGTTCCGTAAGTACCGGGGTGTGCCTTCCGGATCTTGGTGGACGCAGATGATCGACTCAGTAGTGAACCACATACTTATCGATTATCTGGCGGATTGCCAGGAGGTAGAGATCCGAAACCTGAAG